AAATTCATTCTATCATACTGGCAACCCACGTAAGTTAGTATTTGTAGAAATGGATACACGTAGAGAGGAAGCAGGTACATATGGTCGTGATGGTGTCGAGAATTTGGTAAGAGAAAAGACACCAGACAGTCGTGTTACAATAGAATGGAAAAATTTTGAGGATGTTGATGACATAACTTATTTGGAAAACAGTGACAAAGCAATGTTAATATTTGCTGATGACTTTGATCAACTCAATGTCTTTTCCAGATATATTGCAGGTCTACTAAAAGCATCTAACTTCTACTCATCATCTACTGATGATCAGATCAAAGCGATTGCGGCAGACTTCGTTGCAAAAGTTGTAGAAGCAGACTGGATGTTTAACTACATGAACATTCATGAAGACTTACTAGATGTGGATGCATACTGTCAGAATATGATTACCACTCATGGAATGTTTTCTAATACATATCAGAACGGTGCTAACTTTAGTTACGATCTATTGTTCTATCTCAATGATCATCAAAGAAACTCTAGTGTCCAAGGTCTAATCAAAGAGAAATTCACTATCCATTCAAACACCATGGCAAAAGATGTGATGGAGCACTTTACATCACGTAGACATTACATGGCATATTTTCTGGCAGTGATTGATTGGATGAATGCAAATGGATTTCCAGTAGACAAAGATGCGTGGGTGAAAGAAACATATCTAAACTTAGCAAACAAAGGGCAATACACTCAGGCATTCTATAAGATGGAAGAACAGTGGAACCGTGTAAAAGATGACTCAGACTTTATTGCCGCACACCAATCTAAAGCAGATAGCGCGGCAGATGGTTGGGAGTATATGGATCTTTACACAGAGTTTAAGAATGCATTCCCTATCGTGAGAAAAGTTATTCAACAAGATTACGATATGGATAATCTAACGGAAGATATTAAACTGATAAATACTGACGTTCAGTTCTTCTCAAAGAGACAAAACAGGATACCTTATTTGATTCACAAATACCCATTGTAGGATATATTATGGAAACTATATGTTATGCTTTGCCACTTGCTCCGCAAGATTTAGTTGGCATTTATAAAGAAAAAGATGAAAGTGAAAAAGAGTATGTTCTCTATGTTGATTACGACAAGACAACTGAGAAGTTAACAGATCAGCATATTCTAATATATCTGGCAAACACGAACTTCAAAACTTCTTTCGATAAAATAACTCCTAGTTTAGTACAAGAATTTATCAAGACTAATTTTCTTGTGCATTGTCCTATGCTCAGTAGAATTGTTGCTATGATATTGAAAGTTTATTTGAAATGGGATTTGACAGATGGTGAGAAACTATTAACTCAAAATCTATTCACCATGGAACAGATCGATGAGTTTATCAAACTCAATACAAATTTAATTGAGGATCTGATTGAAGTTATCCAAGGGTTGTTTCCGTACACGTTATGGAAATTACATTCTCATATGGACGATCCATCTATAGAACCTAATCTAGTGAAGTGCGTAGAAGAAATAGAGATTGTTGATCATCCTCTCAATATAGGTCCAAATATCGCCAGGTTGGTTACAGATTGTGTTGATGTTTTGTATTTGGTATTCCATATACGAGGAGTTTCTCAAACATTCAATAAACAAATTTATAATGATAATCCTAAATATCATGGAAGTGATTTGTTTTATCTTATGAACCAAACCAAGATTGTAAACTGTATTATTGAAATGCTACCAGAGGATTTCTGGCATGATAAGACTGAATGATACCTATGCAGGGTACTACACATATGATAAAGACCACAGTCCGTCTAACGTTGATTTTCTAAGGACGGAGATAAATCTTGACATCCTACATGGATGTGATCAGATGTGTCCTGGTTGTTTTATTCCCAGAAAGAACTTAACTAACGCAGATCATCTAAAAGATCTGTACGAACTATTAGTCAATGGCAGTTATCACCCAGACGAAATAGTTATAGGTCCTACCGACATATTCGATGCCCAAAACTTTGAGGAGATAATGAACCATGAGTATATGTTTAAACTTTATGAGATTTCTGCAATTGGATTCACGTCTACACTTCTACAACCATATTGGGTAATCAAATCAAAACTAGAGAAGATCTGGAGTTTGTATGCTCACATAAAAAGAGTACCCGACATAGACTTCAAGATTGTTTTAGATATAGACAAATACCTTGACGGTGAACTAGATGACTGGTACAAGAAGTTAAAACTATTCGTGAATGGTTCTGTACAGTTCAGGGTAAATTATTATAAAGGTGTCTTTGACAGAATTAGTTATAATGAATTGTGTCAGAAAGCATATGATGACTTCCATGCACCAGTCGTAATCACCCCATCATTCTTGACAGACAGAAATGCTAGAGGTAAGGTAGAGCAACATCTAGCAAACTTTCGTAAAGATATGCTAGATCAAAAGATAGATGATAAGTGGAAAGAATACTACACATTCTTTGATGCTAAGTTCAACGGTTATGGTTGCCAGAACTATAGTTTCTATAACGGCAAACTATATGTAAATCCATTCTTGTATGATGCAATTATTCAGAGGACTCCATTCTTTGAAACGACAATGGATGAGAACAAGTTATATGATAATATAGAATATGCACAACAGGTAGATGATTGTAATGGTTGTGAATATATGATGAGTTGTGCTGAGAGAAATGTTCACATGTATATGGAGTCAAGAGACTTGAATAGTTGCGTAGCAATTAAAGAGTACATGTATGCCACTCATTAAGAACAACCTATATTACGAACTTACTACAGAGACACAGACTAAACCAGTATCTGCAGTGAAGATCCAGATGGACGTGTTGGATGGTTGCCACCACAAGTGTCCTGGTTGTTTTGTTCATCGTAGAGGCAACGCAAGCAATATAGATCAATTAGCACAAGCAAAGGAGTTTGTCAAGAATATAACTGACAGAGGAATATTAGTTGACGAGGTCCTAATCGGACCTACAGACTTCCTTGCATCTGAAAACTTCTATGAAGTAATGCCAGAACTAGAGGACATGATCAATGATAATTCACCCATACTTGCTTTTGTTAGCACTCTTATTGACGGTGACATTGTGCAGTTTTGTGATTGGATAACTGAGAGAATAAACCTAGACACAGAGATAGAGATAGGTATTGCAATAAACCCCCACAAGTTTTCTGAACAAACCTATTTACAAAACATCAAAGATAAGTTATGGTACATAGACAGAAACCTAATGCATGAGGTGACCTACACATTTGTTGTGAACATAAGAGACTATGGATTGGACTACACAGTTCTTCATGATAAGGCAGTGAAAGAGTTCAGCACTATCCTAGATTTTATTCCTTCTGTATCTCGGTCACACAAACCAAATATAATACTCAGCACACTATCGAAGTTCAACGAATACTTCAACGAGATTAGTAAGGACACCAAGTTAAATAATATTATGGTTGACCACTCACATGCAGGAATGAACTATACTGTTCTCAACTACAAGAGAGGCGATTGGTATCTCAGTCCGTTTATGTATGAGAACATGGCAATCTATGATGATAGTCTCAAGGTAGAATCTTTTGACGATGTAGTCCCAATAACTGAATCACAAATAAATAGAGCAAAGGGTACAGAGTGTGAAGACTGTCCATTGTTCTTTAGTTGCTACAACCGTAAGATAATTCTATTACGAGATTATCTGGGAGTCAAGCATTGCATTGCACCGAAAGAGAATATGCTAAACAACATACACAATTACAATGCACCTGCACAGACAATGTATCAATGGGATGGTTACAGCGTAGAGAATGATAAACGAGGATATCGAAAGAAGTTCTTGGTGACAGAAGATAACGATCCAGAACTAGAAAGAATAAAGAATATATCTTATGTTAAATGACGAATGGAAAAAGATTGTAGTTGATGGGAATAGACTTGAAGAGTTTACTGCTATCTCTGCCATGTCCCAGTATAAGATACAACCTCAGTTAGAGATACTTGAGGGTTGTTCCTATATGTGTCCTGGTTGCTTTGTCAAACGTAAGGGCAACTGGAGTCCGTACTCTATTCATCTTTTCTGGGAACTTGCAAAGGAACTTATGGGTAGAGAAGACATTGTATTGGATGACCTTGTCATCGGTCCTACCGACTTCTATGGTGCAGAAAACCTAGAGACGATTATAGAAGAAGTCAAACTGGCAGAAGGTATCATGATGATGCCTGAAGATAATCGCAATGTTCAACACAATTGTTCTATCCTTGGTTCGTTGTCTGAAAAAGATATAGAGGGAAAGATCCGTAAAATAGAAAAGTCACTGGTGGGGAGCGTGGTTAAGTCTTGGGACGTACAGGTGGCATTAGATGTTAAAAGACTTCTTTACGATAAAGAGTATAGGAGAGCACTCGATAATCGTATCGAAACATTTAAGGAGTCAAGTCTTAACTATGAGATATCTATGGCAACGAATATAGTTGACGGTATCGAAGATATGATCTATGATGCGATTGATTTAGTCAGAGAAGAATACCAGACAGTGATAGAGATCTTACCATCCGTAGTGAGATCATTTGACCACAGTCCAAAGCATGGAGAGAAACTATTCGAGTGGAACGACATGCTCACGAAGTTATCTACTGACGAAAAAAGATTTAAAACAAAATTTCATTTCCTACAAGGTGACGTTTCCCATAAAGCATTCCACTACTCCGTGATAAACATACACAATGGAAGAATGTTCATGGCACCTTTTATATACGAGAATGCACAGATATACAATGATGCTTTTCTTATTGACATTACCCAAGGTGGTGATATAGTGGATCGTATATTAGAACATAAGCACTGGATTGTCAACCACCAAATTCAAAACTCTCAGTTGACAGAGTGCCATACCTGTAAGTATTTAAATATATGTTCTCACCGACTTGTCCCCAGAGTAATGGAAACAGTATTCGAGAACAGGAAAGAATGTATTCTAAATAAAGACGTGATACAACTATTTGACGATGAGGTTTATTATGGGAATAGTTACTGATAACAAATCCCACGCACAAGCAGACAAAGACTTTGATCTTAGTTTTAGTGAAGGACACGAGATCAAGGTGCAGTTCAACTGTGAGATCTTGTCTGGTTGCGAGTTCAAGTGTAAAGGTTGTTTCGTAAATAAACTAGGATCTAACGTAGGGGATTTTCAAAGACTCAATGATGCTATCGACTTATTCAATGAAAACGGTTACCGAGTTTCTACAATCAATATCGGACCTACTGATATATTCGGTAACAATAATGTTCTAGAATTGTTACAAGATGAAATATTTCGTGAATGTTTATCTAAGGTAACTACAATACAATTCGTAACAACTCTATCAGAACAAATAGATCTTAGGGTTATAGATCTACTAAACAGTATACCCAAGAAGGAAGGTTTTATGTACGACTGTAATGTGGTCGTAGAACATCCTGTTGTCTGGGGAAGTCTTCAGTCAAGACTCAACATGCTCAACCTATTCGAAGATGACCTAAACTATTATTTCGTTTACAATATGGGTAATGATGACGAAGACAATGAAAAGGTTCTAGATCTATCGAAGGTGACAGACAGATACTTTGATACGATACTACAACTCAACCCATCATTCTTTCGCGCACCCAAGAGTAAAGTGCAAAAGCATATGATTGAGAAATGGAAGAGTTATGATTTCAGTCACGACATGTACCCCAAGACAATTGCTGATCAGGCACAGGGTGGATCTTTAGAACTAAACTTTACTTACTGCAACGAGAGATTTTTCTGGACACCATTTGTCTACGACATTGTCATGATAGGAACTGATGAGTTCGAAGTCAAGGAAGAATGGAATATTAATTCTTGGACGAAGGTGAAAGAAGATCAATTTTTAAATCAATTAGAATATACTGCAGAAACAGAACAATGTGCAATGTGTCCCAAACAGATGACGTGTATTGACAAAGGGGTCATCAGTTACATGAAGCATCACGCACTTACCAGTTGTGTCTTCCCAGACTTTATTCGATCCATGTAATTAAACCACATTCGCATTACGCAGTCAGGTAGATCTCTTTCTCGGTTCTTCCAGTCCCATTGGGTGTAGCATCTAAACCCACACTTATCCCACCACTTACAAGAAAGACAACCGTGTTCATCCATGTATGCTTGCATCATACTGGCATTGTCTTGTCGGTTCAGTGGTGTGTTGAAATCTGATTTAGTGTAGCGATCCCACCTGCAGTTTGATATACTATTGTTCGGAAAGATAGTAACCTTGTTCAATGCCATGCAATGCATGTGGTTATTCTCATTCTTTATAAGATCACTAATAGGGTTAATGTCGGGATAATTATGAAATATGAAGGTGAGGAAATCAAGGTAGAGACTATCAGATGGGATAAGATGGTCGAAACCTTTATCAGGGATATAATCGTCAAAGTAAAAATTATCAAACTTACTATAGAGATAGTGAAAATACTCATCGTCATCTTTCATAAACCTTTCTATAGACGGAACCGTTGCAACCATATTGATTGACGTAATGTAGTCGGCAAAGTATTCTATGTTCTTGCCGTAAGGTCCTCGTACTGGTCTACCATCAAAGTCATAGGAACAAATAATATAGGATGGTATATCTGCTTCATTCAAATCATCTAGGAGTTTTTGTACTTTGTCTCTCTTACTAAATTGAAACGATGTTACCCAAACAACTTTTATTTCTTGTTCGTATTTATCGTACAATTTCTTTATCTCTATCAGCATATCATAATAGACATCGTATGCCCAATCAGAGATCCTGTCTTGGAATAGTTCACCCCCAACCATATTGATCTGGCACGTCTTAACCATCCCCTGCATTTTCTTCAGGTGATCCTCAACAAGAGGTATCTTAGAGAACATTCCCTCACGAGAAAGACCAACTGTCGATTTCTTGTCGTGGTGACAGAAAGCACAGTTCAGGTGACAGTTCTCGAATAGCGTGAGTTCTATCTCACCTATGTTCGGTCTCTTCTTCTCTAGTAAGACTTTTGTAAAGTCAAAGTTTGTCAAACAGCATTTCCTCGTGGTAATACTCTCGGACATCTGGGCACATACCCTTGTCCTCGTTGAATTCTAATCTTTTCAAAATCGCATCATATGTTTCCTTGTCTTGACTGTATCTCCGAAAGTATGGATCTTTCGGGATCAGATCAGCATCGTCTAGCACTGTATAAAAGTCTTCTTTGAAATCTTTCTCTATCCATTTGGCATAACAGATAGCAACGAAGTAAGACTTAGCAGGGTAGATCCAGTCGTGCACCTTTATATTGAAATGTAGTAGTGCGTCTTCCACAACTGTATCTGGTCTGAAGTTTATTGGCACTCCTTCTAAATCATCTTTATACACTGACTCCATCAAGTGGTAGGCGTTGGATCTTGCTTTCCATTCTTGCATAATCTAATAATCCTTTATATCCATTACAACTGTGTGTTAGGTCTTTTACATATCTATAATGTTCGGTCAAACATTTACCAAAGTATTCACAACTCTTACATATTCCAGACACGTTGTCAGTCTTTTCTTTCTCTGTCCACTTTATATAATCATCGTATGAGTCAAGTTCAAGAAAGTATTCGTGGTCATTCTTATCAAACTCTAATACACCAAACCTGCCATTGGGTGTGATGTAAACATGATCATCACTGAATGCATTGTATTGACCAGATAGCGAGTCTTCTATTCTAGCGGCATTCTCAAAGTGGAACTTCTTGTCTGGGTGCTCCAACCATTTTATAACAAAGTCTTCGAAGTCCTTATGTGTTACATTATGTTGGTTTGCTTGATTGGTCGAGTATGGTTTTATCTCTACACTCACAACATTAGAAACCATGTTCAAAGTAAATATCATAAAGTCCACGTCCATCTGCAATACCTTTTCGGATGCCAGTATCAGAACAGCAAGTTCTTTGTTTGCATCCATCATATTACTGAGGACATGTTGTTGCTTCTCTCTTGCATCAAAGTCATACGATACCGATAATGTTATATCATCATCCCTAAAGAAGTCAGGGAAAGCAGAGAGGTTCGTGTTTATATTTATTTCTCCATCGTAGTATTTACGAATAACATCTTTCATCGAATAAAAATAATCTGGTCGAAGCAAACCGACTTCACCCCCATAGAGATCTATATGGTTTATCTCTGGGACTTCTGACAGTCTCTGATCTAATACTGAGAGTGTAATCTGTTGTCTATCACCTAATTGTTCTGGTGTCAAGTAGCAAAAGTCACAACGGAAGTTACAGTAGTAGGTAGGGTTAATGGACAGATTCATCGACATAGGGAGTCACACCGTCTGGGTTCATTTTGTTTATCTCTAATATTCTGGGAGCAAGTGTTTTCATTTGTCTGCAGTGTTCTTCTACAGTTCCCTCTCGCTTCATGTCTCTGACAGTTTTCTTACAACCATTACAGATCTCAAACATAGGGCAAGTATAACATGACATCTTCATAGTCTGGATGAGAGGATCATCTTGTAATGGTGTTTGCATCTCACCGTTCATCTCTTCATCGAAGTTTATTTCGTAGTCGAGATCATCTGCAAGTGAACCACAGGAATAGTAATCACCGCCAGGATTGAAAGCACGAATACCTTCATCACATTTTCTATTCTGGGGACAACTGGTCGCAGAACCACCAAGTCTCTTCATCATTGCTTTGGTATTGTATTCCCAAGGGTGAAGACCTTGATCGTAGATATCAACGTATGTCTTATACATCTTGCTCAACCGATAGGTATTGCCTTGGACACCAGATGCCATGGCATAATTCAATTTACATTCTACATCCATTTCCTTGGCAAGTTTTACATTGTCGATAGCACGATAATCATTCATATCTGTAATCACTGCAATAAAGTCTGGTCGTTCTCCACAGTACTTCAACATTGCGTCCGATACATTCCAGAAGTCTTCCTCAGTAAATTCACTAAAGTCTCCTTTGAGTCTACCACCCCCATACTGAAAAGATGTGCAGACACCCATACGCGGATGATTGAATAGATCAACCCACTTCTCTGGTTTTACATAGAAAGGCCAAAGGTTAGTTGTGAATGAAATGTATGCAGGGTAGTCGTGTTCATCTAGATGCTCTATCAGTTTCCAATAGTAACTAGGATCTACCATCAACGGATCTCCACCATTGATAATCAAAGATTTGGTTTCAGGGTATCTTTTCAGAAACCTGAAGATATAGTCCATGTCCAATAAACCTGCATTGTTCGGATCGATTGCAGTCGAAGAACAAAACGAGCATTTGAAATTACATGCCTCTGTTGGTTTTATTATCAGATCCATTGTTTCTCTTTCGCTAGTTTCATCATTAGAGTTTTAGGTGCAGGACATACATCATCCATCCAAGTCAACTGATGACAGTCAGAGTGGCAGTATAAAAACACTGGACACTTGTAGCATCTCTCATCTCTTTCATGCATCTCACAAGAGATGATCTCCATTCGTTTAGGCAGAGTTCTCACTTCTTTTGCATTCATATCTATATGACCGTAGAAATCTACAGGTGCAGAGTTAGGACATCCTGCCACTGTCCCATCTGCATTTATTGTGTGTATCTTTTGTTCACAATCTCTACAAAAGGTTCCGTTGAAGAACTGGTTTCTATCGTCAAACTTAGCATAGACTGAATCCAAGAAACCATTTGCTACTGGATGGTTTTTGGTAGTCTCGTGCATTAACATCCACCAAGCATCCAGTTCTCTATTGTGAGGAAAGATGTCTGGGTTCAATGTGGCATTACCGTTGTGAGTCAAACGTTCATAAGATATTTCGCTGACACCAAGTTCTTCCATGTAGTCTGCAATCTCTAATGGATGTTTACTGACAACATCTTTGGTAACTGAAATAAAACACTTGACATCTAGTCCTTGTTGTACTAATGTGTATACATTGTTTTCCCACAATCGAAGTTGTCTATCATTAGCAAACCTGATATTAGAATCCCAACTAGTAGCAACATATCCACCAGAGATACAATTGTTGAAGAAGTCTAGGTGTTCTGCTTTTAGTTTGTACGTCAGGTTAGTGGTGATGCCGTGTGTACAGCGATCACCCCAATTGTCTTTTGTAATATCATAGAACTCCAATAGATCTTTCATTGGAGCAAGCATAGGTTCTCCTCCATGATACTCAAGATGTATGAGATTATCCCCAGTGTCTAATTGATTACACCAGTTTGCAGTTTTCACAGGATCGAAGTAAATCTTCCTTCCGTTAGTTCCTGATGTAAAACAATGGGAGCAATTTAGATTGCAGGTCTCAGTGGTCTTTATGTATGCGATTAAGTGTTTCTGTGTCGCCAATGCCATGGGATGCGATTAATGCCTTTTCATAATTTAATGCTTTGTGTTTAGTTCCTGCAGGGATCATTAGTTTATCCCCGACTGTTAATATTACTTCTAGACCGTCAACCTCTAGAGATTTAGATCCTGCTTTGACTTCAATAATAACGTCTACTGGATCTGTGTGTTCATCAAAGGTAGGTCCGAACTTTGGGTTATAGAATAGATGAATTGTTCTATCGTCAAACTTCCAATGACGTTCCATCTGTTCTACTTTTATTGTTACCTTCTCCTCTGCCAAATGCCTCGCCATTTGAGATTGATAATCCCAATAATGAAAGGTGTCTATTTGATCTTGCAACCCACCCTCTCGTATTATAGATACGTCATGTGATTTGAAGCATTTCTCAGATAGCAGGAAATCCTCGAAGTCTTTAAAGTTCATTTACGTTCCTTATATATAAAAGAGTATTTATAATGAGGTTACAATGATATATCACAGATGGTCTACTCCTATTGAACATTCTTCTAATCATATAGGAATGAAACCAATACAAGATCACCTTCTCACTCACTATAATGTCCCAAATACTATTGGTGATAATTATAACATATTTGATGACGAAAGTAAACCCATAGAAGACTTAAAAGATATGGCATATGCCAACTTTAGAAACTTTGCTAACGTAAATTTTGGGGTAAACTTAGACGAATATCATAGCGTGTTAAAAGGGTGGTTGACACCGACAGAAGATCATGCTATGGCAGAGCACAATCATATGGGTGCTTGGTTCTCTTCTGTATATTATATAATGGCAGAGGAAGAAGATCAAGGTGGGGAGATAATCTTTACAGATCCCAGAACAAATGCAAACCGAGGATATGATCAGAAGTTTGCGAAGCACTTCAAAGAATTTGTTATCCAACCCAAGACAGGCGACTATGTGATATTTCCTTCGTTCCTCTATCACTGGGTAAACAAATTTACTTCTAGGTTCAGGATAGCAATACCAATCGACATCTACTTATTCGAAAAGACTAGACAATACTAGGATAATGTGATATAATATATTCATGATTGACCTAAAGCAAATACACGCAATGTGGGCAGAGGACTGCCAGATAAATCAAATGAAGTTAGCAGACGCATCGAGAGATACTCCTGCACTACATGCGAAGTATCTGGAACTGCACTCTACATTTAAACTCATGTTGAAACGTGCAGAGTTTGCACAGAAGACTTTGCTAAAGGACAAATGGTTATATTATAATGGTAAGATGTCTGAAGAAGAACTGACTGAAAAAGGATGGGAACCAGATCCGTTCAATGGGTTGAAAATACTCAAAGGGGAAATGGATTACTATTACGATTCAGATCCAGAGATACAAAAGTCAGAAGAGAAGATACAGTACTACAAAACTGTTATCGATACTTTAACAGAGATAATAAATAATCTTAATTGGCGACACCAGACAATAGGTAATATAATCAAGTGGAAGCAATTCGAGTCAGGAAACTAAATCATTCCGATCTCCAGATTGAATGTGATAATGGAACAGCACAGGAACTAAACGAATACTTTTCGTTCTACGTACCTGGTTATAAGTTCATGCCAAGTTATCGCAATAAGATCTGGGATGGTAAGATACGTTTGTTTACTCTCAGGGAGAGGACATTACCTGTCGGGTTGTACTACCACTTAAAAGAATTTTCCGATAAGAGACAATACAATCTATTACCAGAGAAAAGTAAATACGGAAAACCAGATGATCGTACTCACGTCAGACCTACAGAACTAAAAGAATTTTTAAATAATTTAAATTTACCATTCCCACTCAGAGAATATCAGTTCCATGCGGTGGGCGAAGCATTGGTTCGTAAACGAGCAATTTTATTATCACCGACAGGTTCTGGTAAGTCGTACATGATCTATGCACTTG